GGGAGCAGGTCAATGGACTATAGGCACTAGAACTCTTTCTGGGGTTTCCGAAGGGCCTGGTGGAGTTACTGCTACTGGTTCTAATCCAATATATGCTTACTCTGATGAAATTGATGCGATAAATGCTGATGTGGGGTATATTCAATTCCCAATTAGCGGTAAGTTAATAGATGGCACTGATTTCAGCGGTATAGTTAAACAACAAAGTTTTTCTAGAGTTTCTGATGGTACTGACGGTACTTCAGGTAATAATACAGCGATAGTACCTATATATAAACGTACTGCTACTGACATACAACCTGCTAGTATTAATAATGATACTCAGTATACGTTTTCTACCAATACCTTAATAGGGGTCCCCGATCCTGTAGCTGATCTAGATGGTTGGACACAAGATATTCCAGCACCTGGGGATGCGTACTTATGGGTAGATCAGGCAACTGCATTCAGTGAGACTGATACAGATACGATAGCTGCTATTGATTGGGCAGGAGCTATATTGCAAGGGCAAAACGGTACACAAGCTGCTTCCCTCACCTTATATCAGAGAGCCGCTTCTGAGCCTACCAAACCTGCTAATATTGATCTAACTTATACTTTCTCTACAGGTGTAGTATCAGGTACTTTTGGTTCTTGGACTATAGGAGTGCCGGCATATACTAGTAATCCTGTATGGGTAACTCATACTACTGCACTGGCTCTTACTACTGTAAATACTGATACTGATATGACTTGGTCTACAGCCGAGAAAACAGCTATCGATGGAGTTGATGGGGAAGATGGTGCTACAGGCGATACAGGCCCTACAGGCCCTACAGGCCCTGACGGGGATTCTTCAGTATCTGCTAACTATTCTAACAGTGCACACCCTGTACCTGTCACTGCAGGGGGTTCGGAAACCTGGACTAGTAGCGGAGGATTATTACATGTTTATGAGGGTGGTGGATTACTTAGTCTGAACTCTAACTCTCAATCAGCCTCTTATCCCGGTACTGCTGGACGTTATAATATTAATATAGTAAGAGTGAGCGGAAATACATTAGGAGAGCCTAGCATTAGTGGGGCGGTTGGTACTACAGCTACTCTGGGTAATTGGAGTGGCAATTTAACGGTAACTACAATATATAGAATTAACATTTATATTAGAAGTACCTATAATGACACTATATTAATTGAAAAAGATGTTACTATAACTCCTGTCTTTGATGGGGCAGATGGAACGCCTGGAGACCCTGGTGCTGATGGAGACTCTCCAGTATCTGCTAATTATAATAATAGTGCCCACGTGGTGCCTGTTACTAATGGCGGCTCCGAAACTTGGACTGCTAGTGGTGGTGTGCTTAACTGTTATCATGGCTCTCAGATTCTTAATCTTAACCAGAACTCTTATAGTGCGAGTACTCCGAGCACTTCTGGACGTTTTAATTTAAATCTTGTATTAAGAAGTGGAAATAACTTAACGTTACCTAGTATTGGGGGCGCTGTAGGACCTAATTGTAATCTTGGAGACTGGGCAGGCAATTTAACACAACTTACAGTATATAGACTCTTTATATATATTAGAGATTTTGATGGGGTAGCACAAACTAGATATATTGATGCGACACTAGCCCCAGGACTTGAAGGGGCTGACGGTCCTACTGGTCCTACTGGTACTGGTGGTGCTGGTTATTATGTAATTACCGAAGGAAATTCTGTAACAACAGAGCAACATTGTGTTACAGCTATTAATAATCATTTCACTACTGCTACCGGAAAAGATATAGTAGAGCAGAATGATATAATAACAGTAAAAGGTACTAGTAATACTATACTGGCCGTTAGAATGGATGCGACTAGAAGAGACCATGCTACTGTTACTACAGCGCATACTTCTTTAGTAGCTGAGGTTATTGGCGGAGACTTAGTGGTGGCGGGTACTATAGCGGCGGACAAACTGTTGATAGGCTCAGGATCAGGTACTAGTTATACTAAGATGTTTGACGACAGAATCGATATTTATGCTAGTTCGGTACTTAGAGTCAGATTAGGTAATCTGAACCCATAAAGATAAAGCCCCTTATTCAGGGGCTTCTTCTTTTTCATTAAGCTTATCGACCATTTCCTGTGTCAGTCCTGCAGACTGTTGAAATGCGTCAAAAAAGCCTTTAACCTCAGCATAGGGCTTATTGCTCATATACTGTGCTAACTCATTAAATACTTGCGCATTAATAAGTATTGCTACTACTTCGTTATTCATATCGGTGATTCTCCTAAAATGGTAACTCGCAAACTCCCCCAATACAGGAAGCGCTTGCTAGAGTATCAACATTTGTATACTCTGGTTCAATATTCTCAGCAATCCAGTCGATTTCGACTAAATTGGCTGAAATCTTCACCCATTTATGATAATTATATAAGTCTTTCAGACAATGGGTAGTCTGTCCTATATCTCCGTCAAAATAATTCGTTGAGAACTTCTTACATCTACGAACCCAATCTTCCTGACTAAAATTCTTTTCATAAGGTAATTGCTCATGCCCGTTATCTTCTAATGCCCGTCTGCAGGCATGCCACAGATCATCGTTGAAGACGTGCATCCCGTCAACGATAAGTCCACTTGCAAAGAGCGCAGCATCTCCGTAGAAATCTAAGAGTTGTTCTCTAGTAAAAACTTCAGTAAAGGGAGCTTGGGCATACGCTTTATCTCCGGTAATTCCAAAGAGAGATATGCCTGCGAAATCTTCTCTATACTTGTAAATGTAGTCTCGAACGGCGTCCCAGTCATCGACTTGGATTGTGTTCGATACGTTATGTCGAACACGTTTGTTAACGCATAAATGTTCGTTTGTTCCATATTCTATCCAATTATTTTGAGTTAATCTTACTAGTTCAAGTAAGTTTATGCCTGTTAGATGACGTTTAAATAAAGAGTCCTTCGGCGCAGCGATTGGAATTGAAAAACACCAATCGCGCCCTGTTTGCTCCCACACACCTTCCTCTACTGCATCTGGATTGTACTTTGTAAAAATTTGTGCAATATTATTATCTTTATTCATCTGCATATTACGGAAGTAACGCGGTGCGTGTTCTCCGTGAATACCCGAAGCGGTTGCTAGCAATACGGAAGCATTACCGCTAGGCTTAACACATGTGGTTCTCGCAGATTGATTAATACCGAGCATTTTGGCGATAATTTTATTTGTGATTTTTACAATTTCAGCACCTTCACGTTGGATGTCGTCGTTGAAAAGGATTTCCGGGTTGTTAGTCCACCCAGTAACTGACACTCCCAATAGTGCTTCTCGTTCGAAGATTTCCTTAGTTGTTGCGGGGAGATAACGGAAATTCGTATATCCGGCTTGTAGGGTTGCCATAATACCTCCGGCTCTGCACGCTTCATAAAATTTAACGGGTGTATTACATTTTCCACCATTAATCTCCACTAAATTACATCCTTGCCACCCAGACTTTCCATCTTCAGTCTGGGGCCACATTCCTATCTCTACACAAGGATTAACAGTTATATCCCTGTGATCAACAAATACAAACCCAGGTTCGCCAAATTCTTTGACTGACGCAAATAATCGGGCAAATTCGGGTTCAGTTACTTCACTTCGTACAAGTATAGCAGAATTATTTGATCGTGCACGCTGTGGATGCTTATCAAGCCAATCCCCCGTTTTAGCATTCATCATTTCATAGTCATCTGGACTAAATAGACAAATTGTTGCAGCTCGTCTGACCCCGCCACTAAGAACTGCATCACAGAAATACATTACTATATCGTAAACTACTACAGACGTTAAGTGTTCGTGATCAAAACCCTTGGGAACATCAGGGGCTAAAGGGCCTCCTGCAGATAGAAAATTATCCAGCAACTGCTCTATAAGCCCTAAAGCTTTACGTAACCCTTCAGGACCTGGAGCTTTAAATCCTCCAGTAATTTTTGCGCCTTTTTCACGAATCTTGGAATAATCAAAAGCTATATGATGTCCCTGAAAATTAGGGAAAGGCGTTTCAAATTGAGAAGCTACATAAGAACAAATTAATGCGCCTACCGCATCTGACCAACCTTCAATACTGTCCAAAACTGTGAAAATCTTTGCGTGCCCATCTCTAGGGGATACTGGAGGTAACTTTTCTATATGATGATGTTGAACCGAAAACCCTGTCCCACACCCACACAATAAAAAGTACATACATTCTTGGAAAAACTCTATACGATCAACATAGCTAGATACACAATTATACATTTTCGCCTCGTGCTTGAGCATAGGACTCCCGCCCCATTGCAAAGCACGCTGAGAACCAAGAATCTCTTTATCGAGATAACAATCCTCTGCAAAATCTACTGCTCTAGCTAACTCAGGGTTACTTGCTATTTGGGTTGCATATTTCTTTCTATGCATATCCATCACGCGATAGACACTATCTTCCCAATTTTCAACCCTACCCAAATCTTCCCGCCATTTGGCATAATCTGTGTAATACTTAATGTTACTTGCTAGCTCGCTACCCTCCATACTCATCCTGTGATTAGTCTGCGAATGTCACGCAGATCTCGCTCCTGCTTTAGAAGCTGTCTATATCTTTCCTCGGTTACTACTGCACAATTTACCGAGTAAATATCTTCATTAAATGCAAAATTTCGCTCTTTATTAATAGGAATCTGTTCTAAGAGTAAGTCAGCTATTTGACGTGTCATCATTGCATGGATATGCTCTTCCATATGTTCTAGATCCTCAAATCTAAAATATTCTTCCATACTCATTCTATATACTGAGTGTAATATATTATTCATAACCATCCTAATGTTTTTCTAATATCATTAACATTGTCTTCACCTATTGCATCGTCACAATAAGTCATAAGATCCATAAGTTCATAGTTTAATAGAATACGATCCCCGCTATCATTCAAATTTTTAATGTATACATACTTGCCTTCAAGTGGAATAGCGTCATAAATATCCATAGCGCTATCATACTGTTCTAATAAGCCAGACGCTCGTTTAGGCCCGATCTGAGGAATACCAGGAACATTGTCTCCTTTATCGCCTTGTAGACACTTCAGGGAGATGTATTTCTCTGGTTCTACATCATAATGCTCGAACCAGTTCTCCATGGTAGTTTCTTTACGCGTAACATAAGAAAATCTACTTACATCATCTGCTATAAGTAAATCCCAATCTCGATCAGAGGAAATTAACCAAATATTTTCAAATTCGTACTGTTCTTTATATCTTACTAGATGTGCTGCTATATCATCAGCCTCTACGCCTTTATACCTTAGAACCGTGTAATGTTCAGATAATAATTTTAGTGTAGATTCGTATTCGTCAAAAAATTCTTCAAACGCAATCTTTTCTTGCTCTGTCTGATCTTTAAATTTCTCCTTACGATCCGCTTTATACTCTGGGTCTAAAGCTTTTCTATATGTTGATGAACCCCAATCTGCTGTAATTATTATCTTCTTACTTTTATAAGAGATAGCTAGAGATTGCACGGTCTGTAAAAAGTCGTATCTAAAATCATTACGTCCTTGATGCTTCCAACGAAACGCTAAGTTTAAAGCATCTACTACCATTGTATTTTTTGGATTAGCATCCAATATTTTTTCTTTAAAAGTAAAAGCCATTATTTTTGTACTGCCTTTAAAAGCATTTCCTCGCCTTCTTTCCCAAAGTATCTAAGGAACGTGGTTCGTTTATTGTTATACAGCCACTCACATAACTCTAAAATATGTGCTCTATTTCTCTCAAACTTGGAATATGTTTCTCTATAATATTTCTTTACTTGGTATCTAATTTCATATTCTTTATCTTGTAACAATTTATTACAGTCTTCACAATACTGTATCTCATTATAAAAGGGGAATCCTCGATTTTCTATCTTCCCGCATAATTCACACTTAAATACTTGCATCTTAATCCTCCAACAGTTCTATATATTCTTCAGTAAGCCATTCATCCGCTAATAATATATAAGCATTTAACCAAGCTATATACATGTACATCTCTGTGCATTTTGGAACTTCTTCTGTTACTACAAATATTTTAGAACGGTTATACTTAAAAAATAAAAGGGGTTCTTGATTACCACCTTTTGCTTGTTGTTTTAATTTATTCCACCATCGTATCAAATTATTTGTTTTTAATGCTGTAAATATCTTGTCCGATAATGGAGAGTCTGCATAATTTTTTACTTCTATACAGAACTTGTTTTTCCTGTGGGGGACATATAAGTCGCCCTTCAAATACTCTAATGCACCCGAGGAGGGAACTCTTTCAAATTGAAGCCCCGTATGTTCACGTAATAAATCTCTTACTAAGTATTCTCCACGGGCTCCTTTCGCTCTACTATCTACCATATTGTTATGTTTCTGTGCTTGTCGTTACTCTGCCATCGTAATAACAGGGACAAGTGCTTGTGGTGGGGGCATTGCCTCGACCACATACTGGGCATTCCCAGCCTACTAGGTTATTTGGAGATGAGAGCTCTGGCCAAGGTTGCGGCTCCCAAGGTGCTGTACCAGGCTGATCCCAAGGTGTTGATGGGTCTGTCCAAGGTGCTGTGGTAGGTTCAGGCCACGTTCTTGTATAGAAACTTCTATTCATAATCTACTCCAATTCGCTAATTTTATTTCGATCTACTACTGTTATTTTCTCTAACAACGGGTGCTCCCACCCATGACTAACAACATATGTATTTAGATCCTTTTCTTGTAGAAGTACTTCTACTAATTTCTCTTTACCATCAGCATCCAACACTGATATAACTTCATCTAAGAATAGCACATTGATTCTAGACTTAGAAATACTACTCATAAGTTTTCGTATCGCTAATAGCGTGGCTGTATTGACTCTTGTAAGTTGCCCAGAAGATAACTCTGTAATATCTACAGTGTCACCATCCTCTGTAATAAGTACGTTAAGTTTATCATTAGAAAGTACAAATTCTAAAGTAAACCTCCCATCTGCTAACTCTGATAAATATTCATTTACTAGCATTTCCAAGTCTTTAACGCCATTCTCTATCTTATACGCTAGCAATCCATTTGTACTGAATGCTTTCTTTAACATTTCTAGATTAGATAGTAGGTCTCTGCGTTTATCTAGAGAATTGGTAATAGTATTTAACTCTCTGATGAATTCGTCAGTTTGCTCCTGTATGACTTGTATTCTTGTATTTCGCTTGGTTCTATCTTGGTTTTCTCGTGCTGTATCAGCCATTTGGCTCTTAGCCTTCTGTAACTTGTCCTGTACGCTAGCCAACCTGGTTCTAAACTCATCAACATCCAGTAAAATCGTAGGTAGAGATACGTCCACACTACGATACAAATCTTCCCAATCTTTTTGAAGCTTGTTGATACGCGTGTACTCAAAGTTGTCTTTCTTGATTTCATTTATTTGTCTCTTTAGTTTTTTAATTTGCTCTTTAGATTCTGCAAATTTCTTCGTTTCTATACTAATTAAATTAGCTTTAAATTCTGGGTTTATGTTTTGTTCACAAATATGACATACATCTTCTAGTCTATTCAATCTATCTACTAACTGTACGGATGCGGATTTTTTAGATTCTAAAGCACCCATTTCCTTTTGTAGAGGATCGTAAGATTCTAATTGTTTCACTTTACTACTATTTATTTCATTTAGATCAATAGCGTCAAGTAGTTTCTTATACTGTCTATTTTTAGTTATTTTTTTATTTTTCTGCGAAATATTTGTAATTTCTGTTGTTAATTCACGCGCGAGCTTCTCATCTTCATCCGTGTCTATATCTAAATTTAGCATAGGAAGTATGGTAGTGTCTGTCAATTTATTATTTACCAACCATTTTTCAATGGTTGCTACCTTAGCTTCAAACTCAGCAGTTTCTATATTTACCTCTTTAGCCGCCTCTTTAAAAATTTCAAATAAGGTAACATACTTCTCTAAATGTAAAAGATCAATTAAGAATTTTTTACGGTTAGTATCTGTAGCAGTTAAAAATTGTAAACTAGCCTTTGGATTCTGATATACTAACTGTGAGAATGTTTTGAAATCTGCGCCTATAATTTCTTGAATAGTTTTATACGTACCAGTAGCTGTGTGACTGGAGATATCCGCTCCATTTTTAAATAGCTTCACTTTGATACTATTCTTACGAGTTACATTAATCTCATACTCATCATTATCTACTTGAAAGGTAAGATTTATCCAGTATCCTTGGTTATATATTCTATTAGGAATAGAGGCTTTCTTTACTGGTTTAGAATTTTTGTTGAATAAAACTTCTTCTAAAATTAAAGGGATAGAGGACTTTCCTAATCCATTATCCCCTAAAATTTGAGTAAGTGTAGCATTATCTAACTGAATACAATTATCTTCTCCGAATCTAAATGCCGTACCCCAAGTCAGTTTTTTAAGTGTAATCATGGAAGGTTCCCATTATACTTTCAGTTTTGTACTCTGATAATTCTAATATATATGTGAAATACTCTACTAATTCCGCCGATATGTCCATATCTTTAGCCAATACTAAGGCTGCTTCAGTGCTTCGTTTTACTACTTTCTTATCTAAAAGGTCTGAATTTTTGACATTTGCCAAATCTAATAAGTCTCCCTCTAATTCGTAAACAGTATGATGATAATCTGTAGCTATCATTTCTACGGGATTTTGTACTGTTTTTCTAATTAATTGAGGTAAAGCAAACTTATGCCAATTCCAACTCCAATCGTCCTCAATTAAGATGTATCCTGTTTCGACTTCCGATCTATGAAAGGAGGTGGTAAGCGGGCTTCCAGGGTATACGATATTTCGTTGTGTATTTGAGTGGGCATGCAAATCCCCTGCGAATACAATAGGGAAGTGCGCAAACCTTTCCAAGTCGACTTCCGGTTTAACATGTGGAGGAATTTCACCACGCACATGCGTAAACAGTGGCCAATCAGGGCGCAAAGTACTCCATGCCCCCTTTTTGTGGAGTTTACAATAGGGTAATATACTGAATTTTCTTTCTTTATCAACATAGCAATAAGTTATAATTTCTACTAAAGGATTGACTTTAGTAGTAGCTTCTTTTAAATAAGTAAAAAATGTTTGATTCTTTTTTGTGGCTTCATGATTTCCATCAAATATAAGAGTAGGGACTTTAACATTAGCTATAAATTTAAAATATAACGCTAATTCTTCCATACTAGGAAGACGATCGAATATGTCGCCTCCAATTATATGTAAGTCAACTTGTGATTCTATTGCGTGAATTTGGTTGAAGAAATCCGCATATCTATTAGCTGCCCAGGCCAAAGGAACATTCTTTTGGCCTAGTTTAAGGTGCCAATCGGCGGTGAATAAAATCATATAAGCCTCTTTTAAAAGTCGAAGAAAGCAGCGGGGTTAGCTATAACCCCGCCGCGGTTTGGTTTAGTCTACGTCAAACTCTGCGTCAAGGGCTTCATCATCCGTATTTTCTTTACCTTTTCCAGTAATACGGTCAAGAAGCTCTTTCTGAGCGTCTGCGGTAGGACGAGGCATAACTTCGTCCATAGACTTAAGATCTTTTAATAATTCACGTTCTTCCTCTGAGAGAGAACGAGATTTACATTTAAGAGCCTGTAATTGATACTCTATGTTAAACGCTAGTGGGCCCGTTTTCTTACGAAGAACTCGTAAGTCCCAACCTGTATCCAAATCTGTAGGATCTCCGAGATCCTCGGCAGCAGTAATAACTTGCTCCCATAGTTTTTTCTTCAAGTTAAGAACAATGATTTTACCTTCGAACAGGCATTGAGTAGCGTAGCTCCAAGTGCATTTTTCAGCGGGATAAAACTCACGCACCCAATCTTTTTCTTTGTTAATAAAAGCTTCGGCTTCACGGTCAAAAGATAAACATTCCATAGGGATGTTCTTATCGTTCTCCCCTTTAATCCAATAAACGTAACGAGGTAAAATATCTCCTACAATACGGACAACGTTTTCACCGTTAACCCACTTGTAAGAATCTATTGTGTTTTTGATAGCAGAGCCTTTACTCTGATTAAATGATAATGCCATTAATGTAACTCCTTTTTGCTTGGACTTTCCTCGTAGGGAAAGTGAATATGACCATCCTTTATAGGTAACAGGCTTGGGTCATCTAAGTGTTTCCTAGGATCTAATTTAGTATGGGTAAGGTCAAGAGTGACTTTTCCCGATGCTTTATACTCTGCTAGCGATCGCAAAGAAGCTAACGCTAAATATACACATAGATCATAGGTATTGTATTTGTAACTATTAAATAGTAGCACGTCCTCGTGCAATAAAAATGAATCTCCTCGAAAGTTCATAGATGAGTAATAGTATATCATATCATACTTATTTCGGGGAATCTCACTCCGTGCTAGCATTTTGAAGATTCGCCAACACTCCACAGCATTTCCATCTGCTGCTTTAAATATTTTTTGCCAATTATATAGAATCATTATTATACCAAATTTAGCCAGAAATGTCAAGAACTATTTTTTACTTGTAATACCTCTTTTACGAAGAGATTTCTTGTATATGATAGCCCTCCCGCATATAGTAGCCCATTCTAGCTGAAGCTTGTCTACGTGCAGTATGCCCTATTAAGTGTATATCTACTACTTTAGGGTTTAATTTTCCTTCACGTTCTCTACATACACGACCTACTAATTGCTCTAGTAAGGGGTCGTTATTTAACGGAGTTGCTAGAATAAGGCAGGATAGTGAATTGATTGAAATCCCTTCGGCATAAATTGCTTGAGTGCCGAATAATACCTGTTTTTCTCCAGTTAAAATTTGATTCTGTAAAATTTTTCGGTCTTGCGGGTCTACCTCTCCGATAACACAAACTGCAGTGTCACCTACTAATTCGGTGCAGGAACGAAGAAAAGCGGTGCGATCACTCACTACCAGGACCTTATGCCCTTTTGCCGCGTAGGCGGCCGCTAGCATGGAAATCAGATGAATATATTCATGATTTTGAGTCAGCGCAGTTACTCTATTAGCCCAAGGAGTTCGCGCTCCATCTGGGAATCTAATAGGTGGTCTTATAATATCTATCGAAGGAGTCATCATGTTTTCCTTCGGTACTTTAATAATGTTATGTCCAAAGTAATCTCTAAATACTACATGCTTTCCATCCTTTCTTTTTATAGTTGCTGATAAACCTATTTTATAACGAGCCTGACTAGCATCTATTATACGAGAAAAAGTTGCTGCTGATACATGATGCATTTCATCGAGTATAATAGTCCCAAATGCTTTCTTTATAGCGGGAATATTCTTATATAAAGTTTGTACATTACCAATAACAATAGGATGGTCAATTTCAAATTTTCCACTACCTATCAGACCTGGCATAATCCCCGTAGTATATTTTACTTCATCTGCCCACTGGTTTCTTAGATTTACATTATGTGTTACAACTAATGTTTTCTGAGCTAGCTTATTGGCTATTGCTAAACTTGTAAAAGTCTTTCCCCAACTAGGTGGTGCGTTAATTATACAGTTGTCCTCGACTGAGTTATATACCTTCTGTTGGCTGTCGCGTAAAGTGAACTTAAATTCTGGAAGTTCTGCGGGTACTAATATACGTCTATTAACAATTTCATAATCGTCTGGTATTAAATCCGTACGTCCTACAGGTAGACTTACTAACGTATCTCGAATCCTTGCCATATTCTTTATAACTTGAGGAGGGTCTTGTGGATTATAGCTCGGAATTATATACGTAAGCTCCTCATTCAGATAATCACGATACTGCTTAGTACAGTCCATATAAATTCTATTACTCAGAACTGCTTTCATATCTTTCTTCTTGTAGGCTTTGTTTTCTTATCAGCGTAATCATAGAGCAACCAAGGTAGTCCGTCTAGATGAAGAACTCCAGCCCAATTAAACCCCGCCTTAGGAGGACGGGGTATTGTAAACGGAAAATTAACTCCATGTAGTCTTAAAATACAATAAGTATCGTGTTTATCTATTCTCTTAATGGGATAATATTTTAATTGGCAGAATTTAGTTTTTTGATAAATAAAACACTTTCCTGCACTGTCAATATAATATCTCTTTCCTTGCTTTAATAAAGCCACAAACGTATTGATTGTGTACTTTAAAGGTAATAAATCCTTAAAATATGTCTGTAATCTTCGTATACCCAAAGTCTCCCCAGACATGTTTTTATCGTCTACTATTTGCCCATTTACATATAGTAGACCATCTTGGCTATGCCAATCATCGCTAGGCAATGCATATACTGGGAATGTAACCTTACTTATCTGTCGATAGTTCAGATACATCTTCGTTTTTGAAATAAAGCTGCATACCTTTGCTGGTTACAACTATTGGAGCTTCCGTAGTTATTAATTCTACTAAATCTGTATATTCGATCGGAAACCAACCCAATTTCTCCATTGCTTCATTACTTTCCGTAGAGTTTTTCATATTTACCCATTGAATAATCCTGTCCTATATCAAAATCACAACCCACAGGATGGTTTGGAATTGATAAGCCTCTGTCTTTTTGTACATTCTGTAATAGAATTGCACAGTAGTCTTCTACTTCTTCATCTGGCACTTCTGCTAAAATTGAGTCATGTACTAGAGCAAATATTTTTGCTTTCATACTTTTTACTTTTAAAGCATTGTGTGTATCAATAGCCCCTAAGAGATTGATGTCTGAAGCCACTGATTGCACGAGGAAATTAAGTCCTGATCTAACTTCATGCCCTTTGATTCCGCGATCTTTTGAAGCAACATTAGGCAATCTGCGTTTTCGTCCAAAATAGGAATAAATGAACCCATTTTGTTCGATGAATTTCTTGTTTTTCTCAATCCATGTTTTAAGTTTATGGAAACTTCTGAAGTAGTCATCAATAACCTCTTGTGCTTCATTTTTGCTAAAATATTTGCCAGAGTCATGTGTAACTTGTTCACTGATCTTAGCTGCTCCAGCTCCATACATAATACCGAATGTTACAGCTTTAGCAGCTTGACGTTGTGTTGGGTATATATCCGCCACATCCTCTGCCTCACAGTCTAGTCTAAATACTTTTCTAGCAATCTGACTATGGAAATTACCCCCTTGGCGGATTATATCCATTAAAGCTTCATCCTCAGAAAGAACAGCGGCCGCGTACACCTCAGCAGTGGTTAAATCCATGGCAACAATCTTATGCCCAGGAGCTGCCATGATACAGCCCTTGACAATAGGATTATCGCGTGGAAGTTGTTGCATATTTAACTTACCACTACTACTTAAGCGGCCCGAAGTAGTTGTATGTATGTTAAATCCAGTGCGCAGCCGACTGTCCCGATCTAATTGAGGGAAAATCTTGTCTAAATAAGTATTTTTAATTTTAGACTTCTGTCTAATATCTAAAATGAGTTGTGGAACTCCATGCTGTGAAGCAAGTTGTGCTAAAACTTCCTTATCTGTAGAGTCCTTCCCGGTACCTGTTTTCTTGCCGGTTGGTTGTAATCCCAAAAAGTCAAACAATAGAGTGCGTAACTGGAGCACACTATTAGGATTAAAATCTTTGCCTTGAAAAGTTTCAAACTCTGATACCTCGGGATGTGTGTATAATTTAGCTATAGCTTCATCAATATCCTGTTGCATTAGACATTGAGCTTTAAGAAGTCGTGATTTATCGACTGGTACACCATTATCTTGCATATCTGTTAGGAAGCGGGTACCAGGAATAAGAATTTCGTCATAAACTTTGCATAAGCGTTTATTTTGCTTAATTCTTACGAATTTCTCAAAAAGTATGAAGGTAACTAGAGCATCCATAGCTGCATAGGTATACATTTCTTCGAATGGAATGTCACCCCAACGGAAATCGTTCTTTAAAATACCGTGCTGTTTACGATATGATTCAATCCAATCATACATTGGCTTTTCATAATCCCCATATTGAGTAAACCTCATACAAAGTTGTTTCAACCCATGTGTACCGGGAACTTCATCAATAATATAATGTAGAAGCATTGTATCTTCAAAGTGCGGGAATTCAAAATTGAAATGATACTCGAAGAACGCGAGATCGAACTTAGCATTGTGAAAGATTACAGTCTTTTTCTTAAATAAGTTCGCCAATAGTTTTTCTACTGTTTCATCAACACAATTCGCATTGATATATGCACCTTTCTTACCATCATAACATAAAGATAAACCTTGAATATACCCATCTCTAGGATATAGACCGGTAGTTTCAGAGTCTAGTGCTACATAAGGGTGAGGGTCCTTAATAGCGTCAAGTATGAAAGCTTTTGCTTCTTCTGCCGTATCAATGCCTATAGCAATAGTATCATCAATAACAGTATCTATAAGAGTTCCATTAATATACCCAATAATGGAATCTCTAGAGCGTTCCCAAGTACTACGAGCCTCCGGCTTAAAGGCTAACATTGCGGGGTTGATAGTAGCCAGGAACTTATCTTCTATTTTCTTTCCTGTATATGTGGTAACTGCGTTCAGTTTGGTAAAGTACTTTAAAGCATCGCTACCTACTAGAATAATATAGTCGTAAGCATCTAGATCAATATTAATATCACAGTCTTTCTTTAAGACTTTCTTAATATTAGCATCTGAACACAAATGGTAAGAATCAAAGGCAAATTCATTTTGAAATAGCTCTTTATAATCATTTCGTGAAGGTTTAGTTTCTACTAATGCAACTTTAGGCATATAATTTCCTCATTAATCCATGGACCTGATTTTCAGTCAATTCACCTGGGTCTTTACCCGCTAAATGAATGTTTCTTGTCATCATACCCATAGCATCACATATATTTTTTACAATTACTGCGGCTTCCTGTCCGGGGTCGTCACCGTCAAAGAAAACGTCTACATTATCTACTCCTTGAATACGAAGCATAGACAATTTGTCCTCATTAATGTTTCGTGTGCCGTGACAGCAAACTGCGTTGGTTAATCCTTTATCATGGAGATTTAACATATCAAATAAACCTTCCACAAGTATTACACTCCCCATGATTGGAGTAACTTGCGGAAATAAAGGCATCTTAGCTCCAGCAGGACTAATTAGATATTTGGGCGTTCCGCCGCTTGTATGCCTTCCATTAAACGCGGCAATTCGGCCTGAAACGTCTCTAATAGGAAATAAAATTCTCTCTGCATAAGGTTTATCATGGCATGTAAACGCCTCAAAATACTTATAAGTTTCAGGACTAATTCCTCTCCAGTCGCCCTCATAGGGTACACGATTCTGGGGGAAGGATAAACCAATACTTTCTGCAAGCTTTGCCTTTATTCTCTTTATCAGAAGCTCTCTTTTTTGTTGCAAATGGTTTATCCGTTCCCCATAGTGGGTGAATAAATTGCCTTTAAATCCACAGGAAAAACAATTAAAAATCCCAGTTATTTTATCTATTCTTAGACTAGGATGTTTATCCTCGTGTTCAGGATTTAGGCAACGGACTTCAAAGTCCCCACCCTTAGGAAGATAGTCAATATTCTTAGACTCTAGTAGTTCTTCTACTTTCATTTAACTTGTGCGGTCTCTACATTAAATAAATCTAATAAGTTTTGTACTGCTTTTCGATCTATTACTGGATGCATAGAATACCGTAATTGCTCTACTGCGGCTTCTATTTCATTTAATTTTTCTAGTGCTTCACTCAAAACTTTGCCTATCTCACAACGAGCAGGTCTATGATGTAGCATGGCTTTTTCAGCCATTTTTATTGCTTCTTTACGTTCCATTGTCTCTATAACCAAAACCAGAAAAAATCAAAAATAGAATCTTCACAACCATAAAATTCTACATAGTAAAGTACGTCACAAACACATTCACGAATTAAACTGTCAAACATTACCATCTCCCTAATTTACAATGCAGAGTTGCTACCCGATCTTTAATATTAGATGTAGATATTCCACCCTGTCTTTTACAATCTTGCACAAAATTTCTAGCTTCTGTCATATTAGTAGTAGATAATTCCCAATTATTAGGATCATCAGGAGAATATGCAAATGCTAGTATAACTACTAATGTAAATAAGGCTAGATTAGTCATCATAAATCTAATTAGACGCATCGTATCTTCCAAATTTAACACAAGTACACCTCAATCTATGGTAATTGCATTTTTTACAAATTTCCATATCTCTTTTATAACCCCAATGTAGAAAGGCTGCTAATAATATAGCGCCAATTATTACTACTAAGTATATTATTAATGCCTCCATAATTATCTCCCTCTTTCTATAACTTTTTCTATTCTATATTATACTAAAATCTAACCTAAATGTCAAGTATTATTTTTTAAGTTTCAGAAACCATCGTTAATTTCTTCCCCTGTTTTTTCATCACTATCTACTATATCCTCTGGATGAACTGTAGATTCGGGTCCTAACTTCAATGAACTCCAATCCATAACAGATGTGAAATTTAACTCAGGGCCATCTCTCATTTTCTCACAGGTTAACTTAATACAAGGATTATCTCCTTTATCTGCTTTTAAGTTATATACAGCATCAGCATCAATATGAATACCTTTTGAAAATCTAGCTTCTCCTTGCTTATCTATTTGGAACGGAGATACTAAAGGTCTTTCAAATTCTGCTGCTATTGCTTTCAATGCAGTACTTACTTCGATTTGTTCAATCCAATCAAATGCACCACGCTTAGAAGGAGTTGCACTAAGTTTAACTTTATTTAAATAATCTACTATGATTACTCCAATATCCATCCCACCTTTCATCTTCTTATCAAGATCAGAATTTATTTTAGGAATAGTTAGATTAGGATCATAAACTACATCTAATTGACATTCTGGTCTTAATTCTGATTCATCAATTAATGTACTATGGAATTTAGTAAAATCTCTATGATCTAAATAATTTTCAAAGATACTTTGACTATCTTGGAAACGTCCAGCCCACCAAGCAGCTACTTTCTCCCACTCTGTTTTATTTAAATTCTGAAACTTTAAGCGACCATAATCCACACCCGTAGCGATTGCACAGTTACGTTGTAAAACGGTACGTTTATCCATTTCAGTAGAATACATAACCGAGGACCTACCACGATCGTATATATTAACCGCAATATTAGAACATAGAATAGACTTACCTTGCCCTCGAAATCCACCAATCAGAATCAGATCACGGGGGCCGAACTGATGTGAAAGATCGAAATCTGCATTAAGCCCGAGGGCAAGGTATTTACTATATTCTTCTTTGTCTGCGAATAATTCAATACGTCCCATACTTTCTTGGGGTTTTTCTAAGTCTACTAACGCTTCTACGTCTAATACAATTTGATGTAAATGTGCTAAGGATTCTTCTGCATCTTCAAATGCGACTGAATTTTCTACAAAATCTTCCGCACGATTTAATATCTCTTTTTGAGTAAATTCATTTTTTAAGTACTGAAGTAGCATCTCTGGTTCTGCTTCTACTTCAATAGATTCTATAGCGTACAGTTTTTCTTTCGTACTAACATCACGAATTTCGAACTTCAATTCCTCAAAAGTGGGTAATTTATGATTATTAGAGCAATGCTTATCAATTGTATTAAATAAGATATGGTATTCGGAGGGTAGATAGTGCTCACGAACTGAACTCCAGGTCTCAAAGTCCTGTAAGTCGAGTATCTGTTTTATTAACGCACTAGCAATATTCAATGATGATCCCCCGATCAATATGGTTGCAAGACCACGTTGTCTGTAAATATTACAGACGTAAAACAACCCTCAGAATTGCTCCGAGGGTTGTTATTCTAACTAATAAGGATTACTTACTAGCTTTAGCTTTTCGAGTTGCTCCATCGTAGTTAGCGCAAACTAAACCACGGCGGGTAAGCATAGTTTTAACACCACGCTCAGTCTTCTCAATTGCTTCCGCAATAGCTTCGACAGTCATCTCGGAAACATCACCAAGTTCTGTAAGAGGATCTTGACGGGTAGAACCTTTAGTGAACTCTTGACGGGGGAATGCTTCAATATCATTTGAACGTAGCAAGCTAAGAGCTTTACCACGAATACTATTTACAGTACGTCCAAGTTTTTCAGCGATAGCTTCAATGAATTCACCAGCATTTACCATGTCGACAAAGATTTCTTCTTCTTCTGGTGTGTAAGTACGCACGTTTACAGGCTTAGGAGCTGCTTTAACGTGATCGGTAAGTTCAAGGGAAAGAATTTTACCTTGAATTGATTTAGGCGTAAATTTGCCGTCAGCAAATACTTTAGCGATTTGAGCATAAGTGTACTCACCACTATTATCAGTTACAAAAGCAGCAAGAGTTGCAGCTTCTTCGTCACTGTAAGAACGGTGTGCACGAGCAGAAGCAAGTTCTACTTCAAATTTCATTTTACGCAGTTTGCTCGATACAGAGCGTGTTGAGGTTTCAAGAACTTCAGCAGCACCCGCTACTGTTTCTTGGCTTACAGGGCTTTCATCACCGACAAATTCGGTAAGGATACTTTCTCGTTCGTCATTCCATTTAGGAAGTGCCATAATATTATTCTCCAATAAAATCTTTTAGATTCGTTACTATAGTTATGCCAGCATCTCTGGCGCGTTTGGTTTTAGCGGATTCTATCCCACTTTCATTGATAAGGATAGTTACATCCTTCGTTACACTAGATTTAACGGTATAACCTAGTTTTTGTAGAACGTCTGTTGCTTCAGCCTTTGTTTTATAACTCTTTAACCTACCAGAGATACACACAACTCCCATATTGCCGGTAAGTCTAGGTTTCTCGAAGTTGAAGCTGAAAGGCAGTTCGTCTATAAGAGCTGCGTTATCTTCTATCCAATCTAGTAAATTGCTAGTGGTCTTTGGCCCGAGTCCTGCTTGTCTGCATGTATCGTCATCAATATCACTTATATTATGACAGACAGTGGCGAGTTTTTCAGACACTGAGTTACCTACTAACGGTATTGCAAATGCGGGTAGTAATCTATTTAAGGTTACTTTTTCCGAATTTTGTATTTCTTTGCACAGCTTTTCTGCCATGCGATCTGAGCCTATATATTTTGATAAATCCATTTCTTCTAAAAAGTACAAATCAGCTATAGAATTAAGTTCTAGCTTAGATAGTGTTGCTGGGCCTAATCCTTTTATCTTTAAACTTTTTGCAAAGTGTTCAATCTTTTTGCCCAACTGCTCTCCACATGAAGTGTTTCTACAGTATAATAGATCATTCTGCCATTTTAAAGCTGAACCACAGCTAGGGCAAAATTCAGGTGGTATAATTAGTCTCACTTAATTTCCTTTTCTCAGAATATATATTATATGAAATTTTAAGATAAATGTCAAGAATTATTTTTTGACAGCTTGTTTTCTAGGAAGATGTCCATATTCTATAGCATATTTTTCTGCTTGGTCTACAGCTCGCTCTAATCTTCTTAATTTCGGAGCGGCTTTACCTTCTGACTCAAAGATATGTCTTAATTCTTCTATAAAACCTTGCAAATCATAACTTATTGAGTAGGGTTCTACATCATGATGCTCTACAGTCAATCCAATCTCTCCACTACTCTGGGTATAACTTCACCACTACGAATCACTCCGACTGTACAACCTATTTCTAAATTTAGATCATTTATGTACTTAATATTATGTAAGGTGGCTCTAGATACTTTTGCATCACCAATAAATATTGGCTCTAGAATTGCTACTGGGCTTATTACACCTGATTTTCCTACTTGCCACACTACGTCTAATAGTGTAGTTGGAATACCTTTTGCTTGTACTTTAAAGGCAAATGCACCTCTGGGGTGTTTGGAAGTATATCCGAAATTGTTAAACTTAGAATATTCGTCAACTCTATAGACAGTACCATCTGTTGGGTAGTTTGTAACATCGAAGTTTAATACCGTATTCCAACCTTCACTAATTAAATTCTGCATTGTCATAGTCCAAGTTGGATGACTAAAATTGCCTTCCATTCCATAGGCTACGAAGCGTAAGTCTCTCGTCTTAAATTCTTCAAAGTCTTTAAGTTGCAGAGCACCCGAGGCGTAATTTCGGGAGTTAGTAATAGCTTTAGGAGCTAACACTTCTCCAGTTATTTGAATAATACCCCCACCTCCTAACTTGTTTGGTACGAGATGGGAGACATTTTTAGTAATATCTTGACCGATCTTACCGTCTCCCCTCGTAAGTGCCAACGAATACTGTCCATTTACATATAATACGGAAATGGCTGCTCCATCCAATTTTGGGGTTATAACGCATAGATCTATATTAATAGGGGCTTCGTTTAGATCAAAGATTTTTTGTAGGGAATACAAGGGATAGTAATGGCTTAGACCGCCAGTTACTTTATGACCTACCATATTGTAATCGAAATGAGACGACAGAATATCAAATTCTGCATCGCTCATAAAAGGGTTGCCTGCGTAGTAGGCTTCAGAGGCTCGATCTAACAAATTCTTCATTTATTGTCCTAAATTTCAATTTATAAAACATTATATCAAGATTTGGGGTAGAAGTCAAGAACTATTTAACGTATATCTCTTTTAAAAGGTCACCAAATACGTCTTCTAAAACTTCTTTAGACTCTGCTAGTGACAAAATTTCTGCTAAGGATATAAATAAATTCCTGGAGTTATCGAAATCAAGTGCCATTGTTATTCCCTCCTTTGAGGGCAGCCAATCTTCTGTATCAAAATCTTGGTAATATTTACGTAATGCAAGGTACTCTACTCCTCGAAAAGTATTTATAGTTAATTTTACTTGTAAATTTTTTACTTCGTCAAAGTGTATTAATTTCTCATACAGTGGGGGATCATAGAAATCCATTATGCTGGCTCATTTCTTAAAACAGCAGATAGGGGTACTACACTTACTACGCTACTAGGCGTTAGTAGTCTATATGAATCTGTATCCCAACAGAATAATAATAAAGTATCTGGTGTTTCCTTTGCACGATTTGTTTTCTTTTGAATATGTGACGTACTAAAATCTAGAGTACAGGTATTGTACTTTAATTTATTTGAGTTTTTACTTCTAAAGTTTATGGTAGCATCTCCGTATTCTAATACGAGTGCTCTTAGTTCTTCTTTTTTCACTACAACAGTTCCTTTTGGTAGCCAGGGTGGTAAAATCTTTTACGTTACTGAGCTTTAAGGTACTTATGTTGAGTATAAAAACGCTAGGGAGGCGTCCCTCCCTAGGTGCAAATGGGTGATCGAAATCACCTATTCATTAATCTTATTAATTACTTCTGTGAAGTAAATAGCAGCTTTTCCAGTTAATTTACTAATGATTTCTTCATCCGGAGACTCTCCTGCAGCATCAATCGCATCGCTAAGGGCTTTTTGTGAATCGGCTTTAGATACCCGAGTTCCCCCTTTACCATTCGATCCCTTGGAAGGAGATGGGCCTTTTTTAATATAGACATCAGCTTTTGTTAAAATCATACGTACACCATTAGGAGACTGGTCATGGTTCTCTGCAACCTCTTTGACAATCTCCATTGATGTTTCGGGTGTTGGTTCAGCGGCTAGATATTCAGCAATTACTTCATCTTTCTGTTCTTGTGTCCACGCCATTTTTATAAATCCTCTAATTTTTGGTTATGTTCTCTACTTTTGAATTACCATTATACATCAGTTATATCAAAAAGTCAAGAAATATTTTTCAAATCTTATCTAAATTAACTCCATATTGAGTCAAATGTTCTAAACTACCTAAGTCATAAACAAGTGCATATGCGTTGAAACCCCCGCTTTGTACGTATTCAAAAAAAGACCCATCTGAATCTATCTTTTCTATAACATATATCTGATATGCTTCACATCCGTACTTATCTTCATATCCTGGAATGCATTGTTTTACTACTGCTGGAGCGTGATACTTAGCGCTCCAAACCATTGCTCCTGTACGAAATTCTTCTCTGACACAGGCGTCTGGTAACAAAGCTACTTGGCTTCTTTCTTCTGCATTAGTCGGTCTAAAAGGAACTCCCAATCTGTCGATAATTCCTCGGACAAATCCTGCAGATCTGTATAATCCTGTGGCGATTTGAGAGATAGGTTCTCCTTGAAGATATTCGCTAATAACCTCAAGGATTTCCCCGTCTGTCGCCCTCTTGCCCCTATTTTGAGCCTTTCTTTTTGTAATAAAGGCTTCTGCTTCGAGATGTTCATCAATTATTTTCTGTAGTCTAGTAGTATTATATGCGATATTAAGTATATGACATGCGTCCTTCTTTGAGATCTTTTTCGATTTGTTTGAGGGATCTAATAAACCAATTACATGTTGTATATTCGCCTTGCTCAACTTCTCGTGCGCTTTCTTCTTCACTCTCGCCATATACTTCTCTCACTATTTTTAGTCCAGCATCTAGTATAATAAATTTGCATCCCAATCTTTCAGTTTGTTTATATAATTTGCTTAATAGTCGTGTTTTTATTTCTTCTGATAAGGGATTTGGGTGTTCCAATACATAAGAAGCACCAGGGCGTAGTTCAAGGGGATGGTTTATCATGAGAACCCCCCTATTTTATTTCTTATCCAAATAACTAGTACTATAACCGCTATAGTTACACCAAGTACTAGTCCTAGTACAAATTCAAGCATCTGCTTTTTCCTTTTCCGTAAAACAAGTACAATATTCAAACTCTCTGCAGGTTTCATCTATTGGGAGTTCATCAAACTCAAAGCACCAATGTCCGAACTTACCCGTTAGTATTGTACCCCACCAACGTAAACAATCTGCCTGCCAATTCTTACTTAATCCAGTTACTTTTAGTTTGTCATTCATGTGTTGCCCTATCAAGTCGTTCAATCTCCGCGATTAGCAGCGCCGCTGCTCTTACCAAATTTTCTCGGTTTGATTTTGGTTTCCAATCGTCATCACCCCAAGGCCAAGTCATAGGTCTGACTTGGCCTTGGGGGTCATATGGGTTTTGCCCTATTTGTGCATAACATATGGCAGCATGTATTAATTCACCATTTATATGCTCATCATCATGAGTATAATCCCAATCTTCTTCTTCTAATTGACGAACTCTTTCGTCAATTACATCTATTGAGGCTTGTGCGTTCATAGTTTTACTACTACCTATGTTATATTTTCTAATCGGGTCATAAGCCTTTCAGCTCTATTTGTTACTTGACGATACCACAAAGAGTCCCGTCCTTCTTCTGCTGCTTCTGCATAATCGCCTAAATCTATAGCTTTATTCATTCTTTTAAATTTTGATAAACCAGTTAGTCCTAGATTAAATACCATATTTACTAACACTTCTTGTACATCATCAGGATATCCTTCAAAACCTTCTCCATAAAGTTTTTGACAATTCTTAATAGCTTTATTTACATCCTCTTCGAAGCACTTATGTACTCGTTCATAGGATACAGCAAACCCTACTGGCTTGTCCCATTCTTTATCGTCCTGTGTTACTAGGTGTCCAACACCAAAAGTTTTCTTTCCTAAGTGATCTAAGTAAATATCGTAAATAACACCTTCATCAGTCTTCAAATTTTTGTGCAGTCTCGCTAGGTTCATCAGAGTTATCTCTGTCTGACTCGCCGGAGCCAGCTTGTGCCTCATAGTATTCTATAATGGCTCCTTGCTGATTTATATATCGTCTTGTTTCTGCAAGGTTGTGCGCAAATACTTCATAGTCTATAACATCCATAGCTATAAATACTATTGTGCCGTTCCGCGTTTCGTTATCAGCTAGAAATTCTTTTAGATTTTTATAGCTTACGGCATATATGCGCGGCACTACTAAGTTAAGAGGCTTGGGCATCTCAACTATTGGAATCTCTCTATCTAAGTATACTGTTTCTGTAATCACATCTGGCTTAAGCCAAGCGCAAGAAACAAATAAACTAGTTACTAGTATCAGACTCCATATCTTGATAGATTTGCTTAGTTGCATCATTCATCCTATTTTCAATCAGCCCTGGTTTAGCAATCGTTAACCGGGTTAGATCATGTTTTTGTAACAGTTCATGTAAACTATCTTGATATGCTTCGGATATATCCAATTGTCTACTTAATTCATTAAATGACGCAGTTCGTTCTTCTGCATCATCTTCCAATCGCTGAATAGTTTCATTGTTTGTTTGAATAGCTAATTCATATTTAGCCGTAGATACAGCATAAGCCTCTAATTTATTCTGCGTAGTTGTATAGTAGAAATATCCACCTATAATAATAGCTGCATAGATCCCTACTGTATAAATCCATGTAGGCATATCATCTCCAATAAGTGCCCTCGGCCATTAACAAGAACGCTACGAATGGCGGAGTGGGCCGAGGGCGAGCCAATTTGGTAATAAGGCAGGCTATGCCTCAAGAGGGCTTATGCAGCTAGTGCATATTCCATTGCGAAATCCATGTCATCGTCAAATGCAGGGAATGCGCTCTCTGTTTTAATTGATGTATTGTCAATTAGTTTTTTGCTTCTATTACGGCTTAAGCCTTACCGAATTCTAAGTAGCACTTTCGCGCTCTGTCGAAACCTGGGCACCCCCATCAGTAATATACGACATTTCCGCTCTAATTGCGTGGTGTGGTATACTATTGGTGGAGGTGGGCGGAATCGAACCGCCGTCCACAACGTTATTTTACTACTATCATTGAATAAACTTAAGTCCAGTTTTTTCTTCTCTGAACTTGTCAAAGGTGTATCTTAACCATGCTTTAGGATCGTGCTTCTCAGCATGTTCTAGATACTCCTTCTCTATGAACCAATCTGGTAATATATGCATATACCATGCATCACCATTAGCCCATTCCTCTCGTAACTCTGCGAAATATTGCTCTTTAAATCCCGAGAAGGTGATTCGATCCTTAGGGTTCCAATATTTCATATTACTACTATGCTTCTGCGTTTTTCGCTACTGCTGCTGCAACTGCTGCTGCTACGAAAGCGTAGAAATCAGTTTCGTTAATATTCCACTGACGATCAGCTGCAATTTCGCTATGGCGATGTGATGCTGAATTAACTAAGTTATTCAGATGCACAGCATTAGCTTGGGTCATATTGTCAATCATTGCTGCATTTTGTGCTCTAAGGCCTGAAACGCCGTCTAAAGTTGCTTTAAGAGTCGCTTGACTAGAAGCCATAAGTCCTGTAGCTGCACTAACTAGTTCTTGAACGTTAACGTCCGACATTTGTTGGTGACCAGTTTCACTAAAGCCAGTTTGTACTGTACCTGTTTTAGAGTCTGTTTGGTCTGCTGCAGCTGCAGCTAATGCTGCTCCTGCCGCTACTTGATCAACATCTGCTCGTGCATCTGCTGGTGTTCCCGGTGTTCCCGGTACATGTGGATCTGTCATTATACTCTCCTATTACCTTTTTGTGGTCATAGTGCGACACGCTCTATCATCTTCCCACATCCCCATTTCTGGCTCCCCAAGTATTATTACTTAA